TACTCTAATACCCTTTTACTGTTGCTATCGGAACTATTTCATCCCTCAACGCTTGTGATAATTGAGCTTGATTCCAAGATATTGATATGCCATTTTCAGAATAAGATATTGCACTTGTAGCTCCAGAACGCTCTATCATTTCTTGCATACAACGTATTAACCAATAATGATAATGTTCATAAGCATACGCTCTTTGTGTTTCTGATACTGTATATGAAGATTTAAAAAGAAGATGTATTAAGATTTCTTTTGCACTTTCATTAAGCATTTCTAAATCACTCATTTTTATTTGAGGATATTTGTCGTGAAAATAACTTATTGCATTAACTTTGTTACAATTACAATTCATCTCTTTACATCTCCTTGCTTGTTATTTTTTCTATGCTACTTTTAATGTTACGATTTGGTCTGGGAAAATGTCAAGTGCTGGTAAGCAACGCATTGCAATTTTTGTTTGAATAGAAACTGCATCAGTGTCTACTGTTTCAACAATAGCAACACCATCATCAATGATTGAAACTGTGGCAACATTAGGTGTATTTAACAATACTCTTTCTTCAGGTGTAACTGAGAATACAATATCGCCTAATTTTCCAATAGGGAATAATGAAATGATATTATCTGGGAAGATTTGAGCATCGCTCTTATCATCTTTCATATAATAAGTATCATTTACATATAATCTTACATTTGTTCTTGCATAAATTAAATTTAATACATCAGCATCGGATACATCGGCACCACCCCATGGATTAACAAGAAGTTTCTTAATTTTAGCATTGTTGACAATATAATCAAAAGTTGTTGGACTACACATTGCTCTTGCAACGCCATTAATTTTAGCATCTTTTTTCATCTTTCTAATATCTTTTAGAGGGTCAGAATTTTCTAAATCGCTCCATTTTGCTGTACCAGCTAAATCAGTCTCTTTTGTAATTTTATAAGTTGCTGTAAAAGCTGCACCATTTGAGGCAAAAGAAACTTTACCTTCAGAAAGTAATTGATTAACCATTATTTCACGTGTCATACGTGAACTTAAGTAAAGTTGATAGCTATCATTAAACATACGATCATATACCATTTGAACTAATGTACGATTAGGGTTCCCCTCTAATTTCATTAATTCAATGATATGTTTTTCATCTACTTGCATACCTTCTTTGAAGAATGGTATCTTTTTTTGTTCAACAGTAATTTCGCCTCTTTCACGATAAACTGTTTTAGAATCAGGGCTATTTAATAGTAAAGCTGGTGTATAACCACTTTTACCAGAAACTGAATCAATTGTATCTTCTAATTGTTTTCTAGAACCAAATAACTCATCGATACCAACGTATTTAGTTTCTTCTTGCTTTCTAGCATCCCAATAAGTTTTAATGTTTTTAGTTGTATATAATTCTGCAATTGATGGCATATTAGAAACCTCTTCCTTTCATATAAATTATGTCGTGAGGGAAAGTAACCTTTGAGTCAAGAGCAAAACCTGCATCCATTTGCCATATCAATAACACCAGCAAAAGCAACTGTTGCTGTTGTTTGACCCGCAGTTACATCTACATCGTGAATAACTACACCTTGTGTTTTAGGACCGTTAGTTGCATCGTTTGTTGCAATTAAAACTGCTGTATCTCTGTTTAATAAAGCGTTAGTATCGCCACCAACTGGTGTACCAGCTTTAATAATTTTTTTGCCGTTTGAATCGGCAGTTAAGCCTGTATTAGTCACTTGACAAGGAAGTGTGTAATAAAAGCTATGCATGTCTAATACTGTTTTTTCAAAATTGTAATTAGCCATATTAAATTTTTTCCTCCTGTGAAATTTTTAATTTGTTTTAAAAGAAATTACTTTTTTGAGTAGTTTTTGAAGCTCGTTTTGCCATTGCAATAATTTCATCATCAGCAGAATTTTGTGTTTTAATTCCACCAGTCACATTGCTAGATTGCATAAACTCGGCTATTGCATTTTTCTTTGCTTGTTCAATTTTTGCACTAACCAATGTCATAATGCTTTCTAACATTTCACTTTTGTTATCTTTTGATTTTAAAATGTTTTGTGCTTCTTCGCTACTAAATAAGTTGTTTTTAGTTAATGACTTTTCAAGAGTTAAGTTTTCTAATTGGCTTTCATAATTTGCTACTTTTTCACGTAAAGCCTTATCTTCTTCTGCTTTTTTCTCTTCATCAGTCATTTTTTGTTGTACTTGTTTTTTCAAACTTGCTAATTCACTTGAAGCTTTGTCAAAACTTGCTTTAAGTTTTTCATATTCTTCTTGTGAATACGTTTTTGGATTTGGTTCTGGTGTAGGTTCGCCCTCACCAAAGAATTGTAATTTAAATGGAATTTGTGTTTTGTTTGCTTTTAAAAAATTCATATTTTTTTCTCCTTGCGTTTTTTAAAGTTTTCTCTAACTTCCTGCGTTTTTTAAAAAGTTTTCTCTAACTTTTTTTGATTATATATATAATTAGTTTATTTAACTATTTATACCTTGATTATTATTTTGTTGTTCGATTTGAGCTTGATTTTGCTTGTTTTTCTTCCAATCATCGCCTAAACCATCAACATCTTTTGTAATACCACAAATTGACAATATTGCCTTTTCTGGTACTAGTGCTTCATTTAACATCTTTAATGCTTCAGCTTTTACTAATAAGTTGTTTGACATATTAATGTTAAATTTAATTGCAACATCACTTGCATTTATCTCATTAACTGGGCATTTTTCTGTTAATTTGCAAATTTTAATTATGTTTTTCAATAATTCACGTTCGTATTTTATCAAATATTGTTGGTCTACTTGTGCTTGATTTTGAGCTGATTCCCAACCATTGCCAAGCAATCTCGCTTGCCCCGTGTCGCCACCACTCGTAACATTTCCACTTGCTTGAGGTACGGCTACAATGTCATATAAGGCTTTTAAAACCCTTTCGTAAAATTGATTTGTTGAGCCTTGATCAAGTTTGGTAGAAACAAGTTTTAAGTCTGCTGGTGTTTGTGGATTTTGTGTATTAAGTACAAGTACACGCTCTCTTTTCAACGTTTTAATTAAGTTTATAAAGTCTTCATCAACTCTTTGGTTAATCATAACTATAAAACTATTAATTTCTTCCTCAATACCATCCATTTGCGAACTATCAATATTGTTTATTAAGTTTTGCAATTGAACACCAATTTCGATAATACCTATTCTATCTTTGTTTAAACAAAACTCTTGAATAGGAATATAACTATATGGTTGTGGAATATCTTCGATTGGTTGTACAAAATTATTGTTTTTATAAACTATTCTTCGATATGGCATATAAATTTGCACTGTCTTGAATGGTTTGTAGTTTTCTGTATTGCGGTCATCACTTATTACCATACCAAATAATGGTTCATTTGGAATATCGTTTGAATACACAACACATGTTTGCCTTACTGGCATATTTACTAATTCAAAAGGTGCTTCGCTTTCAATATCGTACTCGCTTAATTTTTGCCTACGTGGAATTAATCTTTGATAAGCAACACCAAATTCATACAAATCTTGTGCCTTTTCAATATCTAAACTTGCTTTGTTAACATCGTTTAAATATGAGTTCAAATATGTCATATCATCAGTGTCTATTTTTTTCTCGTTTGTAATAGTGTATTCTAGTGGATTACCATACATAAAACCTACTTTAAAATTTACTTGTTTATATATATGATTTTCTACTACTTTATTATTAATTAGTGATTCATCTTTTCTTAATTTTGAAAAAATTGCTTGATTACCTAAATAATATTCGTGTAGAGTTTCAATATCACTAACATTTCCATTAAAAATACCTATTGTTTGATTTAGATATTTTCTTAAAGCAATTAATGGGTCTTTCATAAAAAGTTCTTTAGAAATAGGCATTATTACTTTTTCCCTACCTTTAAACACTTTTGGCATGTATAAACGCTTTATTGCTTGTTCTGTTTCTTTACTCATAATCTTTTTTCCTTTCAAAATGACACACTAGGACAAGTGGAAGTCTTAAAATCGCCTTATACTACAACATTTTCTAATATTTGTCAACTAAAAAATAAAAAACCACAAAAATTGTGGTTTAAAAGCCTAAAATTGATTTGTTAAACACTTCCATTGTGTTTGCTCTTTGCTCTTCGCAATAATATTTTACAAACATTGATATAGAGTCGGGACAGTCATCGTGGTCGCCATAGCGTTGTGATAAACTCCACATTGTAAGCTGATTCATTGCTTTCCCCATCGGACTATTCATTGCAAACATTTTAGGTGCAGGGTAAATTATTTCTTTTTTCATCCCAAAAGCTGCATTGCTAATTTTCATTTGCTTGCTTTCGTTTGAAGAGTAAAATGGGTCGATTGTCACTGAACCACTATAATTTAAATCTCTTAATGTATATTTTAATGCAGAATCAAAACTTACATCAATGTTATTTTCATAGCCAACTTTCGTAATTCTATGATTAATAATCTTAAATGCAATATCAAACATTAATTCTTTGGTGGCTTTTTGCTCAAATATTATGTCAATGAAATACCATTTCGACCACCTATTTTTGTCAATTCTATATCGCTTAAAAATAGGCATTGAAAAGAAGTCAGTTCCTTTTCTTGTAGGGTCAATAAATGCATAACATTGTGTTTCGTTTTCCAACATTTCTTTTTTAGGGTAAGTTGAATCATCATAAGTTTGTAGTTTGCTAATTGCAAATAAAAATTCTTCTGGTGGTGTTGGTCTTTGCTGATAAACAGCATTCCAAAGTGCCTCATCCATATTGTCCCTTTTTTGAAGCATTTTTTCTGTTGAATATCGCAAAGGGCAAGTACTTTGATTTGTTACATAATCAAGAATAGGTGTTGAAATAAAGACTGAATTTAAACTTCCATCATTATTTTTTGACAATTCGGTATATTTGAAAGAAGTATCTTCTTCCATGTTATTATTAGTATTTTTTATAGCTCTATTATGTAATACATTTAATAAGTCTAAATTAGACCACATTGTACCAACGGCAATTATAGGTTGATATGAACTATCGCCTCTTGAGTTCCATTCAGTATCAAATTTGTTTGTTAATCTCTTGTGTAGGTTTTCATCGTATGCTTCATCTGAACCTTTTGTAATATCATCGATAATTAAGATATTTCCTCTTTTACCTGTTGTTTGCCCATCACGTGTTGTTGCGTAAAAGTTTTGAACGCTTGAAAATGCAAATCTAAAGCCTATTTCAACTGAATAGTTATTGTATAGCCCACTTGTTTTTCCATCACCAACATTTCCTATATCAAATTTTGGGAAAACTTTTCTATATTGTGGGCTATCTAAAATGTCAGTTATTTGTTGTATAAATTGTTTGCATAGGTCGGCAGAATATGTTACACGAATTATTGATGCTTCATTATCATAACCCCACCACCAAGCACACAAAATATTAACAGCGTATGTTTTACCAGCACCTGGAAAATAACTTGCTCTTATCATATCTATTTTTTGTTCAAACACTAATTTTTGTGAGTAAAAATAAAAATTTCTAAATAAATGTATGGTTTTAGCCCACAGTTTGTTTGTTTTACCTCTTTCAAGATATAGTGCCATCATTTCCAAGTTTCGATAACAAGCTAATGCATAAAAGTTATCTTTCAAGTCAAGCCATTTTTTCAAGCAATCTCTGTTAGGTTGTGCATTTTCTTGCGATAC